GGCAACGGCGGCAACGGTGTTGACCTCACCACGCCGGGAACCCCGACCGTTGTCGCATCCGCGTCTGGCGGCTCGTTGGCGACCGCGACGTTGTCGGTCATCTGCATCCCGATGAACCTCGAGGCGTACATGGCCGCGTCGGTTCCGCTTGGGCTGCCGGTGTCTGGCAACAAGACGATGGCCGATGGTTCGGTGCAGTTCTACAACTCCGGGACCGGCGCGAAGTCGGCTGCGGGTACCGTAGCGGTCACCGGGCCGACCGGCTCGGCAACTGCCACGGTCGCGGGCACAGCAGGCGCGATTGCTTATGGGTGGTTCTGGGGCACGGCTGGGAACGAGTTGCTCGGCGCAATCACGACCGTGAACTCCGTCGCCATCACGGCGGCTGCGGCTGGCACGCAGAACGCGAGTGCCTTCACCGCGAACTGGTCGAAGAATGGTTTCCTGTTTGATGGCTTGCTGTCCATCGCCATGAACCCGGCCTTCGGTTCCTATGTGGTGACGCAGCCGACCGGAACTGCTGGCGTCGGTACCCCGCTGACTCCCGACAACAAGGGTGGCATCGTCGAGATCGATCAGGTGTTGAAGTACCTCTGGGACAACTATCGTCTGTCCCCGACGAAGATCTGGGTTGGCGCGCAGGAAGCGAGCAGCATCACGAAAGCGGTTCTCACCACGACGAACGGCAGCGGTTCGGCCCCGGCCTTCCGCTTCAATATCGACGTGCAGCAGGGTCTGATCGCAGGTTCGTTGAACGTGTCGAGCTACCTCAACAAGTTCACCATGACCGGCGTGAAGGACATCCCGATCCAGATTCACCCGAACATGCCGAACGGGACCATCCTGTTTGACACGGCCTCCCTGCCTTACCAGATGTCGAACGTGTCCAACGTCCGGCAGATCAAGACGCGTCAGGAGTATTACCAGATCGAATGGCCGCTCCGTACCCGGAAGTATGAGTTCGGTGTCTACGCTGACGAAGTGTTGCAGCACTATTTCCCGCCTGCAATGGCGGTGATTCGCAACGTTGGCCCTAGCGCGTAAGGGCCACAGCGCGCCACAGGGCGCACCGGGGCAGGGGTGCCAGTAGGGTAGTACCGGCCCCCCTGCCAAACGGCCCGCACCGGGCCGCAGCCACAGCCACAGCTACACCACAACCGCCAGCACAGGAGACACTCTATGGCACGCAAGAAGAAAGCCGAAGGCGAACAGGGCGACGCGCAGGAAGGTTTCACCCGTATGCAAGCGCCGGAAGACGCTACCTCGTTCTCGCACGAAGGCGAGGAATATGAGGTTGGCGAAGACGGTACCGTCGAAGTCCCGGACGCCATCGCTGCTGCTTTGGTTCCGCACGGCTTCGTCAAAGTCAAGTAAGGCACGGGAGCACGAACGATGATTACCACACTTGAGCAAGTCAAAAGCTACCTCGGCATCAAAGATGTAACGAGCGACGCGTTGCTGACTCCGCTCATTGCTGCGGCGGATGCGTTCGTGCTTTCCTATCTCAACACCGAGGAGATCCTGGAGGCAGACTACGTCGAACGGTACAACGGCACCGGCTCCGAACGTCTGCTCCCGGACCACAGCCCCATCAAATCCATCTCACTGCTGAAGATCAACGGACGCGAGATCCCTGCACAGGTTGATTACGAATCCGGTTACTTCTTCGACAAGAATATCATTGTGCTGGCTGGAGAGCGGTTCACTACCGGCTTCCGCAATGTTGAGCTGAGCTACCGCGCGGGGCTGTCCACAGTGCCCGCCGACATGGCGCAGGCTGCAACCTACATCGCGTCTCAGATGTTTAAGCGCCGCGACCGCATTGGCGTCAGCTCCAAGAACATCGGCCAGGAGTCGATTAGCTTCAGCGCGAACGACTTGGATGCGACGTCCAAGACAATTCTGAATCAGTACAAGAAGCGGTTCCTCAGCCGATGAGCAAGTTCACCTTCATTGTTACTGGCGACGAACAGGTAACCGCGAACTTCAACATCCTCGCGAATACCTCGCGCGCGCGGCTGAAGCGTGCATTGCAGTTCCTCGGCATCGGTCTTGCTGCACACATCCAGAAAACGAAACTCTCCGGGCAGCGGTTGCACCAGCGAAGCGGCCGACTCATCAGCAGCATCCACGAAGAGACCGTTGAGGACGACAGCGGCATCATTACCCATGTCGGTACAAACGTGAGGTATGCACGTCCGCACGAGTACGGCATGCACGACTCGGTGACGGTGAAAGCGCACCTCAGAGAGATCAAGGAAGCGTTCGGTCGTCCCATTGCTCCGGTGACTGTGCATGTGCGCGCTCATCCAATGAAAATGAACATCGGGGAGAAGCGCTTCATGCGCGACTCGTTGGAGGAGTTCCAGCCAAAGATCCGCGCAGTGATGAACAAGCTAGCCGCGGACATCGCTAAAGAGGCGACCAAGAAGTGAACGTTAACCGCGAGGAAATCTACGGGGCACTCTTCAACGCACTGGACGCCTTGCGCGCGGCGGGCGACCTGACAACCACAAGCCGTCGACTCAAGCACATTGACCAGACCGACCTGAGCGAGTTCCCTTGTGGACATCAGGTGCAGCAGGACGAAAACGCCAAAGCTCAGAGCAGGCTGCCGACAATCTGGACGTTGAATGCCGAGTGGTGGTTGTACGTTCAGGACAGCAGCGACGCTCCGTTGTCGACGCAGTTGAACAACCTGCTCGATAAGGTCACGACAATTTTGGATCCAGAGACCCCGCTGACTCTCAATACTCTGGGAGGCCGGGTTTACAATGCACAGGTCAACGGTACCGTCGAAGTTATTGAAGGGGTGCTCGGGGATCGCGCGCTGGCAATCGTTCCAATCCGCATTGCGAAGGCAGACTAACATGGCGAAGAAAACGCAGCAGGACTCGGCGAGCGAGCAGCTCGTCAACAAGGTGCAGGGTGCCGTGGATAAATGGTTCCATGACAACATGCATAATTCCGTCGTGTCTCGCGACACCGACGTCTTCAACCTGATCCACAATGCGAAGCCCGCGCTTGTCTCTGCGGTCGTCGAGGCAGTGGGCCAGACCTCAATCTCGGAGTAAACATTATGGCAAAGAAGATCGTTTTCGGGTCTGGTACATTGTGGGGCGTTCCTTCGACCACGAACTCGACCCCCGCAAAGCTGGCTGCTTTGCAGAGCGTGTCACTGGACATTGCCTTCAGCACGAAGGAACTGTTTGGCCAACACAACTTCCCACTCACCGTCGCGCGTGGCACCGGCAAGATCGGTCTCAAGGCGTCGAGCGCTGCGTTCCAAGCTCGTGCGTTCAATGACCTGTTTTTCAATGGTGCCTTGAACTCTGGCAAACTGGCGGTCGCACTGGACGAGGCAGGCACGATTCCGGCTGCGGCTGGCCCGTATACAGTCCTCGTGTCCAACTCGGCGGACTTCGTTTCCGACCTTGGCGTAATCGACAAGATGACTGGGTCGCTGATGAAGCGTGTTGCGGCGGCTCCGGCGACTGGCGAATACAGCGTTGCGGCTGGCACGTACACGTTCGCTGCCGCCGACACTGGAAAGGCAGTGCTGATCTCGTACCAGTACACCGTCGCCGCCAGTGGCCAAACCTTGATCATCGCGCAGCAGTTGATCGGCGCTGCTCCGAAGTTCAAAGCGGTCCTGTCCACGAAGTACGATGGCCAGCAGATTGACCTTCAGCTGAACGCCTGCGTCGCAACGAAGCTGTCGTTCGCCACGAAACAGGAAGACTTTGCAATCCCCGATTTCGAGTTCTCGGCATTCGCTGACGACTCGGGCGAGGTGGGTCGCTGGGTCTTCCCGGACGCTGACTGATTTCACGCGGTCGCCCTCGGCGCGACGCCCGAAAGGGTTTAGATGCCCGCGCCGTAACCGCACCCATTACCGCAACATCACCTAGAGGAACGCCACAGTGTCCAACGCCGCCAACACTGTCAGCTTGAACGGACAGAGCTTCGAAGTAATGCCCCTCAACTGGAAACAGCTCAAGACCCATCGCGAGCAGATCATTCTCCTCAACGGATTGGATCCGAAGAAGGGTATGTTCAGCGAGGAAGAACAGGACGCAATCCTCAAGGTTGTGACCGCAAGCCTGCAACGCCGGCGAAGCGATCTCACTGAGGAGTTCGTGCAGGAGCATCTCGATCTCGGAAACG